AAACTACACTCTTTTGTCAATAAAGTATCTAACTCTTTTTCTGTTCCTTGATGGGATTTTTTTAATTTCAACATTTTATTCACATCTTGTTTAAATGGAATACTATGTTTTTTCTTTCGAATATCATTTGTATAATCAGATGTATTATTTGTTTTCAACATTTCATCCAGTTTTAATCTTTCTGAATCATTCATATACTATTTAACGAAAGATTTCTTTAATTCATTCATAAAAAGTATTATAATATAATATATAATGGATCGTAAAAATATAAATGACAATGTAAATGTAAAACTTTATAATCGAAATGTACCTTCTGATTTTCTAGAAACACAACTATCTGCTCGACCATTGTCTACTAAATATAATTTAAACCCTAGTAAAAATCAAGATTATAAAGATAATAAAATATACAAAAATTTTGATATTAAACATACATTTAATCCAGGTACTCAAGGACCTTGGTCTGGATTTGCAAAACATGTAAATGATGAATCTATATTGAAAAATCAAATCTTTGCATTACAAAGATCATCACAAAGCGTATGGGTTCCGTCATCAAATAGTGATTTATATGAAAATCATTTACCTCCAATGGATAGTGGTTTATTAATGTTTAAAAAATTACCACCAAAAGAAGATACTTCAAGGGCACTCAATGAAAAATCATATTGGAATAACCACACACGAAATGATATTTTAGACATTCATTAAATCCTGAATCCTTATTATTCGCGAATCTCTATAATAAGTACAATATTCAATCGTTTGTGACAAATTATATTCTTGACCATTCACAAATATAGTTTTTGAATAATCTGACCCACATTCTATTAAATATTGAATGACATATAAAGGTATGAGTGAATTAACACAAGCTGCATATAAAGGCGTTAAATTAAACATGCATCTTAAATGTCCAAAATCAGAATGAATAGAATTAGGAAATAACTGAATACATTGTTTTAAATCTTCGAATGTGTATTCATTGAATCCTGTATGAGAATATTTTGCACCTGGTAAATAACACCCAGAAAATAATATATCAAATAATATAGGATGTGGTAATATTTCCTTGATTTTATTTTTTACGTGAAAATTCATATAATACCATTCATAATCTAAATTATATTTATTATATTTATTCAATAATTGAATTTGTAATTTTATTTTTTCTATATCATATGGTACTTTTGTAGTAAGATAAAACGTTATTGAATCTTTTATTTTTTCTTTTAAATGGTAGACACCATAATATTTATCATCATATACAATATACTCTTTTATATTCAAAAGAATATCATAAGGTACTATATCAAGTGACATAATAAGATTACATACATATATTTATATATTTATCTTAATTAATGGATTATGATATGTTATTAAGTAAGTCAATAAAAACAAAGAAAATAATAATAAGTGAAGATATAAATCTATACAAAGAAAGAGTATTGACCTCTTTTAATGATTCAATCAATAATATACATGAGAATGAAGATATTGAAGAATGTTTCAATATATATATTCAAACCTTAATACGACATTATAAAAAAAAAGATATAATCGATTCATATCATCAAGATATTAGTATGAATCAAAATGATATTATATTAATAAATGATTTTAAATCAATAGAACCTTTAAATAAATTTGTCAATAAAAAAATCAAAAACTTTCAAATTATAAAACAAAATATTATATATTAAAATATAAATGTCGCAATTCGGTCATTTTACTATCTTTTATTAAAAAAGGTTTTTTACAAAAATCTATATATTTTAATGAATCATCTACCAACTTAGTAATCATATAGATACAATACATTCCACATTCATCACTTTTTTTTTGATGTCTTACCTTATTCGTATAAAATGGAATGTCAATATTTAATTCTTTAAATTGTTGTATTATTTTACTGACTAACTGTTTTACTTCTTTGGGAGGGTTATTTCCCAAGCTATCAAAAAAGAATATATATGGCTCTTTTGATGTATCAATCATCATAGATATCCAATGTTGTCCTTCTCCTCCATATCTATCTGTATTAAAGATAATACCAATTTTTTTTATTCCTTTTTTTAAATAATTTTTTATATCAAAAAAATGAAGTTCTTCCCAGATATAATCCCCATCTTCGTCTTTTTCATCAAAATTAATAGGTGTTGGTCCTAAATAATTAAAATAGTCATATTTTTTTTCATAATGTTGCATTAAATCATCAATATCTTGGTTGGATAATAATGGATCTTCTTTCCATTCATCTGGAGCATCCGGTGCGAATGTATAATTATAAATATCATTGGATATGCCTTTAGAAATAAATTTCTTTTTTAACCAACATCTTTCATTTTTACACGTTTTTTTCATATTATCTCTAAGCGACTCCCATATTTTTTGTGGTTCTTCTTCTGTTATTTTTTTTCTTTTATACTTTTGGTTCCAAAGTTTTTTTATATCTTTTATTGTTTTCTCATTAAAACAACTATAATGGGTTCCACTTGAATTTACACTACAAGTTCCTTTATAATCCATAATATAATATAAAGAAAGAATATTATGAATCTTAATGGAGAATAATGAAAATAAAGAACTATTATGGAATTTATTATATGAAGGGGGATTTTTCTCAAATATATCGAATGATAAAATGAAGAACGTAAAAGATATTTTTGAATATGAGATTCACAAGTTATCCGAGGTTGATGATACTCTAGATAATAAGAATAAATTAGCTTTAGAAAATATTGTAAAAAATATAAATAAAATACATGAACCTTATACGAAAGAAACAATTACATTAAATAAACAAAATGAATTTGATAAGGAACATTTAAAAAAACAAAATGAATTTGATACATTAATACAAAGACAAGTACCTGAAAATATTGATTTTTCTTTACCTCAAAATGAAAACAATGAAAAAATAGATAATTTATTAAAAAAAACTTTAGAAGATAGAGAAAAAGACCTAAAGTTTGAACATGAATCAAAAAAAATATTAATCGATAAAGAAGATAAAAAAGTTTCATTTAATGAATTAGATGAATTTATCTCTCATTTAAAAGAAAAACCAATATCTCTTAAAACAATCGATGATAAGTTAAAAACAATCGATGATAAGTTAAATCTTATTATAAAGCATCTTGGTATTTAATATTTCTTCTTTTACATTCAAATATAAAATCATCTTTTGTTAATGTATATCCCCAATGTTGTAAAACCTGTCGTATTTTAGGACTTACGCTTTCATCATTGTATTTTTTTTTACTTTTTATGATTTGTGTTACTAAAAATCTCATAAATCGTCCACTCTTCCCTGCTATTTTCTTCCATCGTTTTATTTGTCTTTCATCATCTTCGCTTCTTTCCCCTTGACTATAATCACAATACCATTGAACCCAACCATATGGATGTGATTTCTTTATCCAATTTTTTTTTTCCCAAAAATCTAAATCCGTACCCACTTTTACCTTATATTTATTTTTCTGAATATCATAATCTTCGGTTGTCATGAATGAATCATTTATTTTTTTTGACCATTTGTATTTATGATGTTGATTTCTTAATTTTGTTTTATAAAATTTAGAATCTATTGGTCTCCAATATGTCCCTCCGAAACTTCCTAATTTAAATATTTCATAAGGTGTCAAATTTGGTTTAAAATCATTACCTCCTCCTTTAAAACGTTTCACACGACCTGTTTTATATTTCTTTCTTCTTGCTTTGTCAATATCATCATTCGTTAATTCATGAATTGTTATTGGTGTTTTATGTGTAATCCTTTTTGTTGGTCTATAAATATCTGATTTTGATGAATATCCAATTTCACCTCTTTGGTTCTTCCATTCTTCTTTGAACCATCTTGAAAGTCCTTTTTTTTTTGTTTTATTTCCTATATAGGGTGATTGATCTCCATATTTTTCTGCAAATTGTTTTTTATAGGTTCTTACAATATTTCCACTTCTATACGCACTTGGTTTTTGTGTTTTATTTATTTTATTTTTTATACTATCATATAATATTTTATCTTTTGGTATATTCATATTATAATAAAATATATTATGAATGTATATGACAAATGTTTTTGATTATACATTCAACCAAAATTCTAGAATAGGAAATGATTTTTGTGATTCAAGTCAAGAAAATTTACAAAATAGAAAGAGTTCTTCTTATCTTTTAACAGATTTTAAACCTGATTGTAATATGAAAAAAACAATCAATCACGCAACATCCCAACCAAATATTAATTTTTCGGGTAGTATTGATGGTGGTTTCTCTAGTTGTGTCGTCGAAGCCAATTCTAAATTATTATTGAATCATTTATCAAGAGATAAAGAAAGAATCATGCTTTTACAGCGTCCTTATTTAAGTGTTCCTTATTTAGGAAGCGGTCCAATGAACCCTCTTGTTGAATCTAAAATTCAACAAAGTGAATTAAACGAAAATAAAAAATCATTAAATCCATCAAGTGAAGAATGTTATATGAAATACAATAATACTCCTCTTCTCCCAAATATTAAATCGAATATTGACAATCCAGTTCACATTGTAGAAGAAGTAGCCGATCCTAACTGGACAAGGGGAGGCGAATGTTCTAGAAAAAAGAAAGTATATAAAGATTTATAAATAATAAATGAATGATATATAATAACACCTTTTTATGTACATATCATTTACACGATAAAGAAGACCAAGAGGATATGTATAGAATACAACTTCTTGATGCACTCAAAATGAATACTTGGAATCAAGAAGAAATGAATGAAAAAATGATAAAACTTTATACTTTATATAAAAATCATCCATTATTTATTGACTATTTTGTAAATTATAAAAAAGAATGTTTGGAAACAAATATTTTTGCTTATTTAGAAAAAGTGGACGATGAATTACTTTTCTTATCTTCTTTTAATTTTGATAATTTTTATAAAATTCATAAACTATTTATTAAAATAATAAATTAATATAATATGGCGTCTACTAGAAATAAAAATAGTAAAGGAAATTATAAATTAGAGAAATTAGAAGACAAAAAAACGAATGATTACATACACTTCAAAGAGTTTGGTAAAAATCAAATCTTTCAGTTTCCAGACTTATATAATCCATCAAGTGTTCCAAGTTGTGAATTATCAAAAAACTTTACAGATGTAGAATCCTATTTAAGAGGAACACATTCTACGGATTTAGAAGATTTTGAAAAAAATACGTTTTTTAACCCAATCTATAAAGAAAAAAATTACATATCTTTTTTTGAACGCGAAAAAATAGTATTACCGGAACCATTATTTATTGAAACTCAACAAAGACCTTCGATAAATTAAATTATATTATATTATATTTGTATAATGAATAATTTACCAGATAATTATAAGGATTATTACTCAAATAAAACTTGTCATGTAAAAAGACAAGTGCAAAATGTTTGTAACACTACCTTGGGAAGTTTAGAAATTGTAAAGAGTCAAAAATGTTCAGGTAATTTACATGTGGATGGAAACGCACATATTGAAAATATTAAGACAAAAACTTTAATTTCTGATACTATTCATACAAATAATATAGAAATATTTGATAGTCTAGACATTAGTGGTGATGTTTCAATAATGAGTGATTTAAGTGTAAATGGAAATTTCCTTGTTGAGGAAGATGTTTCTATGAATAAAAATGTATTTATTGGGGGCGATTTAGTTGTTGGAACAACAGATATTTTAAGTGAATTATCAAAACAAGAAACAAGAATTATTATGACAGCAGAAGGACAAGTTGCCGCAGGACAGACACCATTTTCCCACGGAACGGGTTCCAGCAAGCAATCTAATTATGGAACTTATGAATTTGATGCTGCAAAAATTACTAAAATCAGTATAATTATGTATTCTAGCGCTTCTGAATATTTTGAGTCTTTATCAATAAATATTTGTAGTAGCGACAATTCAGGTAATATTGACGCACCTACAAATCATACTTTAACCAAAGAGGGATTTACATATGTTTCTGATACGATAAATAGAGAGATAGATGAAAAACACATTTGGTGGGTTCAAATAGCTTCTACTCCCGAAACACAAAATGACGATCAGTGCTTAGTATTAAGCGTTCATATTTTAAGATAATAATTATATCTTCTACATTAGATGAATAATTGTTTTGTAACAAAGAATAATGTTTATAAATATTTGTATGAATTGCAAAGCAATCTTGACAAGAACACTATTATATACCAAAATGTTCATTTATAATTTTTTTTTTATCCTTAGGTTGAGTTGATTTTCTCATGACATATTTCGTATCTTCATTTGTTATATTATCACTTAATACGTGATTTTCAATATGAATCCCTGGTAATATAATGCTAATTGGTTTATCAATTACAATCATTATATTATCACTTTTTAGGTGTTCTCTATATTCTTCAATCGATAGATTACCATAATATTTTTCCAATGTATAATAAGGGTCCGGTGCAGGTTTAATATTGGTATTTTTATTATATAAACTATTTAACAATTGATATCTCTCAAACTTAAAAGAAGATTCAATATTCTGTTTAAATAAAAAAGAGGTTGCGCATTCGGGAGAACAAAAACAACCATAACATTTATATTCTTTATTATCTATATTTTTGGGGATATAAAATGGCTGATTTTCAAAAGGATAAGTACACCAAAAACAATTAGATAATTTATTTATAATATTGTTATGTAATTTAAATGATAAATCATTTATTTTTTCTTTAATATTCGTTTTTTCATTTAATACATTTTTGGTGCTGTTATATTCTGAATATTTATTATTTTTTTCATAAGGTTTTATCGTATGAACCAAGATTTTATCTAAATCACTTGATTTACATTTCAAATGTAAAATAATATTGGTATCATCTTCCTGAATGGGTTGTTGAATTGTATCATTTTGTATTATTTTACCACCTTTTGGTTTTCTTCCTCTTTTTTTTTGAATAGGCATACTAATATTAATCTTAAATAGTTTATATAGTTTTTTTATATTATAATGTTTGTTGATCAAAACATTGTCTACACATCGATTTATAAATAGTTGTGCCAATTACTTTTTGTTCTTTTTCATTCGATATTCTTGTCGTGAAGGGTGCCTTTTTTTTTTTACATTTCATACAAATAGATTTTAATTTTTCAACATGTTCGGCGTGTGGAATAAGATCCAACCAATTTCCGAATGTGTTTTTTTTAAAATCTCCGTCTAATCCTGATACATATATAATTTTATTGTAAGGTTTAGACAAGGATTTTTTTACCCATTCCACAATATCATTGAAGAATTGACCCTCATTAATAAGAATGACTTTTGAATTGATAAAATCTTCATATTCATTGACTTCACTAAGTTTATTTACACATATACAAGGTATCATTATTTTATTATGATTTGAAAGTAGATTCTCCTTTGTATATCGTGTATCTTCATTATAGTTAATTACCAAGACATCCATATCACAATATTTATATTGATTATAAATTTCAATAAGTTTACTTGTTTTACCTGAATACATCGGACCAATAAATAGCGAAAGATAACCAGGTTCTGTTGTATCAAGGAGTTCCATTACATATATAATATATATATATTTAAAATCAATTTAATATTATTATGATGAATGTACCTTGGGTAGAAAAATATAGACCAGATAATTTTGATACAATTATTTTAAATGAAGAGAACAAAATATTAATTGAACATATGATTGAAAATGATAACATGTATAATTTAATATTATATGGACCACCTGGTACAGGAAAAACGACAACAGTGATGAATATAATAAAAAAGTATAATGAAAAAAAAAAATATAAAAGTAATGTGATTCATTTAAACGCATCAGACGAAAGAGGCATTGAAATTATACGTAATAATATTTATCAATTTGTAAATTCAAAGTCAATGTTTAAAGATACGAAAAAATTTATTATATTGGATGAAGTAGATTACATGACAAAAAACGCGCAGTTTGCTCTTCAATATATTTTAAAAGAACACAACAATACGCATTTTTGTTTAATATGTAATTATATAAGTAAAATTATTCCCCAAATAAGAGATAAATTAATGGTAATTCAATTTAGTAATTTATTGCCTTGTAAAATAATAAATTATCTTAAATTCATATGCAAAAAAGAAAATATTACAGTAAATGAAAAAAAATTAATATCGATACAAAAATATTATAATTCAGATATACGAGGAATGATTAATTTTTTACAATCAAACTATAACAATCCTATTTTTGACACTATATTATTTTATAATATATACAATAAATTAAAAAATAAAAAAATTAAAAAAAAATACATCGAAGATAAAATAAAAAAATTAAATATATCAAAAAGTGAGTTTATTATGATATTTTTAAAATTAGCGATACAAGAAAGAATATTCAATATGGAAATGATTGAAAAATTCCAAATAATATTACATCATCATTTAGATGAAAAATATTTGATTGAAACATTTATAGATATAGATTACTAAGTTTGTTTACTAACTTTATAGAATTACAAAATATAATAAAGATTTAAATATATAGTAAGCAATGGATATTCAAATGTATGTAAAAAAACGCGATTCTACTTGTCAAGAAATATCATTTGATAAGATAATAAATAGGGTAAAAATTTTAGGAAATATGGAACCAAAACTGACACATATTGTTTATTCTAAATTGGTGATGAAAGTTATTGAACAATTATATTCAAATATGGAAACTACAATGATTGATGAAATTGCTGCTAAACAATGTGCTTCAATGAATACAATTCATTTGGATTATGGTATATTAGCTTCGCGTATTAGTATTTCAAATCATCATAAAAAAACAAAATCATCATTTTATGAAACAATGTACGAATTATATCATAATAAAAATAAAGAAAATCAACATACACCTGTGATTTCTGAATCATTTTTTAAAATATGTGAAAAAAATAAATATGAATTGGATAAAATGATAGAGTATGACCGTGATTATTTATATGATTATTTTGGATTTAAAACATTAGAAAAATCATATTTAATGAAAACCAATGGGATTATTCGCGAAAGACCACAAGATATGTGGATGAGAGTAGCATTAAGTATTCACTCGGGTGATTTAGAAAAAACAAAAGAAACGTATGACTTAATGTCTAATAAATATTTTACACATGCTACACCTACTTTATTCAATTCTGGAACAGACCATCAACAATTAAGTTCCTGTTTTTTAATGGCGATGGAAGACGATAGTATTGATGGTATTTTTAATACATTAAAAGATTGTGCTAGTATATCAAAATGGGCAGGAGGTATTGGTCTTCATTTACATAATATTAGAAGCAAAGGTTCACCAATTAAAGGGACAAACGGTATATCAAACGGAGTTGTTCCTCTATTAAAAGTATTTAATTCAACTGCTCGTTATGTTGATCAAGGTGGAGGTAAACGAAATGGTTCTTTTGCAATGTATCTAGAACCATGGCATAATGACATTGAAGATTTTTTAGATTTAAAATTAAATCACGGAGATGAAGAAAGTCGGGCCCGAGATTTATTTTATGCTTTATGGATTCCTGATTTATTTATGGAGGCTGTATCAGACAATAAAGAATGGTATTTGTTTTGTCCAAATGTTTGTAAAGGACTATCTGATGTCTATGGTGATAATTTTGTATCCTTATACAATGAATATGTTAGTAAAAATATGTATATTAAAAAAATAAAAGCAAGAGATTTATGGTTTAAAATCTTGGATACACAATCGGAAACAGGGACACCTTATATATTATATAAAGATGCAGCGAATAAAAAAAGTAATCAGAAAAATTTAGGAACAATTAAATCAAGTAATTTATGTACTGAAATCATTCAGTATAGTGATAAAAATGAAACATCGGTGTGTAATTTGGCAAGTGTTGCATTAAACCGATTTGTGAAACAAGATAAAACATTTGATTACAAAAAATTACACGAAGTTGTAAAAATTGTTACAAATAATTTAAATAACGTAATAGATATTAATTATTATCCCACAAGCAAAGCAAAAACTAGCAATGAAAAAAATAGACCCATTGGTATAGGTGTACAAGGACTAGCTGATACATTCGCTTTAATGGATATTCCCTTCACATGTCAAGAAGCAAAAGAAACAAATACCCTTATATTTGAAACAATATATCACGCTTCCTTAGAAATGTCTTGTGAATTATCTATTATAAAGGGACCTTATTCAACATTTGATGGATCTCCCTTATCTCAAGGAGTTTTTCAATTTGATATGTGGAATATTCAACCATCCAACCGTTATGATTGGAATATACTAAAGGAAAATATAAAAAAATATGGTGTTCAGAATTCTTTACTAATAGCTCCTATGCCAACGGCAAGCACGTCGCAAATTTTAGGAAACAATGAATGTTTTGAACCCTTTACAAGTAATATTTATTCTCGACGAACAATGGCGGGAGAATTTGTTATTGTAAATAAACATCTAATGCGCGAATTATGTGATATGGGGTTATGGAGTGAAAAATTAAAAAATAATATTATTCAAAATGCAGGCAGTATTCAACATATTGAAATCATACCAGAAAATATTCGTGAAAAATATAAAATTGTTTGGGAAATGTCAATGAAAGATATTATTGATATGTCGGCCGATAGAGGGGCGTTTATTTGTCAATCACAAAGTTTAAATCTCTGGATGGAAGACCCCAATTATAAATCTCTTACATCTATGCATTTCTATTCTTGGAAAAAAGGATTAAAAACAGGACAATATTATCTCAGACGAAAACCAAAACATAAACCTCAACAATTTACAATTGATGTAGAAGAAGAAGAAGTATGTGAAACATGTTCTTCTTAATGAATAAAAATTGAAAAATAAAAAGTATTTTAAGGTTTTGTAATGGAGAAATACAAAGAAATCGTAGTTGAAATGATTTGCGACATTAGTGTGAAAGAAATGATACGCAGAAAAAAAACAAAAGATGGATATATTTCCAATTCTATAACCGATATTTTTAAGAAAACTTGTTCTAATATGACAGAAGCAAAAAAAGTGGTATGGAAAAGAGAAATTTTTGATTATATTCTAAAAGATTATAATGAAAAAAGAGTATATTATGGGTTAAATTGTAATGATGATGTTCTCAGTATTATAAATGATTGGATTTATATGATGGCGATTTCAAATCAAAAGATGGTTTGGACCCGTTATACCGAAGAAGAAAAATTGATAACATAATAAAATGAATGTGAATATTATTATGTTTTGGAATTTTATTTATAAGATAGAAGAAATTTTATTTGGAGAACCAGTGTATGAGATAAATAATAATTTTGAACCTTATTTTGGATGGAGATTTACAAAAACAAATTTGGTTGAAAGTAGTACCACAATTCATGATTAATCAATTTCGGCAATATTAATCTCATCTTTTTCAAGGTCTTCTTTTTCAGTATCGTCTTTTTCACTCTCATCTTTTTTAGTGTCTTGATCACCAAGCATTTTTATTTTTTCTTCATATACAGCTGCATCTTCATTTTGATGTTGTTCTAACCATTCAATTTCTTTTTCTACATTACGTTTGTCTTTTAAAGCATAAAGTAGCATTTCATAATTACTTTTCGCCTCTTGGTTTAGTTTGAATTTTTCATCTTCTTGTTTAAATTTCTCTGTTTCCTCTAACATACGTTGTATTTCTTCTTCACTTAATCGTTTGTCATTTTTAATTTCAATCTTCATGTTCTTTCCAGTGCTTTTTTCTGTCGCAGATACATTTAAAATACCATTTGTATCAACATCAAACGAAACTTCAATCTGCGGCATACCTTTCCGCATCGGTGGAATACCATCTAACATAAATTCACCTAATTTATTATTATCTTTTGTTTGTGCTCTCTCTCCTTCAAAAATTTGTATATTTACACTAGGTTGATTATCTGCGTAGGTTGAAAATATTTCACTTTTATGTGTTGGTAGTGTAGAGTTTCTTTTTACTAATGGTGCCATAATACCGCCTGCTGTTTCTAGTCCTAATGATAGTGGCGCCACATCTAGTAGTAGAAGGTTGTCAAGTTTTTCGGATGTATCAGATAACCCAGATAACAACGCACCTTGAACGGTCGCTCCATAGGCAACGGCTTCGTCTGGATTAATATTTTTACATAACTCTTTTCCTCCAAAAAAATCACTTAGCATAGTTTGTATTTTAGGAATTCTTGTAGAACCACCAACAAGAACCACTTCATCAATTTGATTTTTGGACAATTTACTATCTTTTATCACTTTTTCAACAGGTTCCAAACATTTTCTAAAATAATCTATATTCATTTCTTCGAATTTTGCGCGTGTTATTGTAGTTGTATAATCTTCTCCATCAATAAGCGAATCTACTTCAATAAATGCTTGTATAGAACTAGATAAAGTGCGCTTACCCCGTTCACAAACATTTCTTAGTCTCCTCATCGCTTTGGGATTATCCGAAATATCCTTTTTATATTTTCTCATAATATCATTACAACAATATTCAATCATACGATTGTCAAAATCTTCTCCACCTAAATGTGTATCTCCAGCAGTAGCTTTTACCTCAAAAATTCCATCATCAATTGTTAAAATACTAACATCAAATGTACCTCCACCTAAATCAAAAATAAGGACATTTTGACTTTCTTTTTTATCTAATCCATAAGCAATCGCTGCTGCGGTTGGTTCATTAATAATTCTTAATACATTTAAACCAGCAATAGTCCCCGCATCTTTTGTAGATTGTCTCTGTGAATCGTTGAAATATGCGGGCACAGTAATTACTGCGTTTTTTACTTCTCCACCCAAATAAGATTCGGCAATATCTTTCATTTTAGTAAGAATCATCGATGAAATTTCTTCTGGAGTATATTTTTTTTCTTCTTCTTTATATTCAATCTTAAATAAAGGTTGATTATTTTTTCCTGGTACAATAGAAAATGGCCAATGTTTAGAATCTCGTTTTACATGATTATCATCCATTGTTCTACCAATAAGACGTTTTGCGTCAAAAATTGTATTTTTGGGATTTATGGCTGCTTGATTTTTTGCGGGTTCACCAATAAGTCTTTCAGTTGTATTAAAAGAAACATAAGATGGTGTTGTGCGATTGCCTTGGTCATTTGCTATAATTTCAACATTATTATTTTGCCAAACACCAACACAAGAGTAAGTCGTTCCTAAATCGATACCGATTGTATGTCCATCCATTAAAGTAATAAAAAAAATCTTTTTATATTATTATATATATATATGAAAAGACCAACCAAAAATAATGATGGTGTATATGTCATTAAAGGCAAAGAATACCCTAGATTAATAGGAAAAAAAGACCAAGTATATAATGGTAGTGCGTATAAAACAACAGGTGGTCTAAAAAAAGAAGATATATTTAAAAATAAACATGGACGATACGTTTCCAAAAAAAAACATTTTACCGCCAAAAAAGAGAACCGACTCGTAAAAGCTGGATATGGAACCAAAAAAGGTAAATTTGGTTGGGTAAAATTAACCGCGAAAAAGACTAGAAAGTCTAGAAAGGCTTAATATATTTAATGGTATTATTTTCAATAACAATATCAGGATAATAATAATGAATTAAATCAATAATAAATTGGTGGTTTGTGTCGATTTTAATATCTTTAATTTTATTCATAAGCAAAATAAAATCATCAATTAACAAATCATGATCTCCACATTCTTCAATATTATTTTCCCAAAACTGAGTAAAATCTGATATAAATGGTAAATATATACTTGTTATATTATTGAATTTATCATTCTCCTCAGAATAATCTATTTTTTTTTTCATAACTTGTAATATTGTTTCATTAAACATAATATTAGGAATATTTTCATTTTCAATATGTTTTTTCCATATGAATAATACATCTTTAGATGAGATAGATGAATTATTACAATTTGTGATTGATTTGTTTATAAATCTATCAATCACTAATTCTTCTGTTTTCTCTGTTAAATATAAAATATGGTTTTTTACATTGGTATCTTTGCAATGTTTTTGTAAAAATATATCAGAATTTTCATATTTATTAGAATAATAACATGCAACATTCATAATATCAATATAATTTTTATGAACTTCAATCGATGGAGACTGATGGATTGAACTCATATATAGAAGTCTACAAGAATTATAGTTATGATCGTAAAATTTTAATTTTATATTATGTAAAATATTAGCAGTACCAAAGTTGGAATAAAATTCGGTATCAATACATCTTAATATATTTTTTAAATTTCTTGGAACAATATAAATATTTTGATTTGTTATTTTTTTTAATATAAAATCACCAATAACACATAAAAAATATTTGATGATATTAATATTATCCCAACATTTATCAAAATAATGTATAACCTCATGAATTGTTTCTTTTTCAGGTTTTATGGTTAGTGGATATATAGTTTTTAATTCTTTTATGATTCTTTTGTTTATTTTATATTTATTAATATGTGTAGGAAAATTCGAAATCGTGGTTAATATTTCGTGTTGAATTTTATCTTCGCTAATGAAAGTAAAATGGTTATTGATATAATGAATAAATATCTCGCTCCTATTACAATAAGAATAATTACAATTTAATAAATATTTTTCAACAAAATCATCATCTATTTTTTTTTGTTCCTTGGCTTTATTTTTTTTTAATTCATTTGTGGTTTTTATTGATTTTAATTGTTGTGGGATATTGGTATATAATAATATTTTTAATTTATGAATAATTTCTTTATCATTTTTATATTCTTTATAAAGTGTCCCAATATGATTTTTTAATTCATTTAATTCATTATTCATTATGATAAATGAAATATAATATTTATATTCATTACAATATAAAGATTATATAATGAATATAATATAATATGAATGAAAACATTTTGGAAATACAAACAGTACAAATTTCCCCTTTTAGAACATTAATGGCTGCTATGAAAGATATATTGTTAGAGACAAACATTACATTCACTAAAGAGGGCATTAAAATTATAAATATGGATAAATCCCATACCATTTTGGTTCATTTATTCTTGAAAGCAAGTAATTTTGAATCGTTTTATTGTGAATTAGATAAAATTGTAATAGGGGTCAATATGATTCATTTATTTAAATTAATTAATACAATTGATAACGATGATACCTTGACGATTTATATTGATAAAGCAGATTATACAGATGGGGTTGTTCAATATCTTGGATTAAAATTTGATAATGGAGAAATTAAGCAACAAAAGATTCAGAAGTTAAGATTAATTGAACCAGAACCAGAAGAGATAGAAGTACCAGATGTAAGATTTTCATCTGTTATTAATTTACCATCATGTGATTTTCAAAAAATAATAAGAGATTTATCATCTATTTCTGATAAAATAGAAATTCGTTCTATTGCATCACAAGACAGTGCCGAACTTATATTCAAATGTTGTGGCGGATTTGCAGAAGCAGAAATTCATCGCAGAGAAACTGATGGTGTTATGGAATATATTCAAAAACAAGATGATTCAATTATTCAGGGTGAATTTTCACTAAAAAATTTATCTTATTTTATAAAATGTACTAATTTATGTAGTCAGATTGAGATGTATTTGGAGAATAATTTGCCATTGATTGTAAAATATAATGTTGCTTCACTAGGTGAGATTAAATTGTGTTTGGCACCTCTTCCATCTATTGATTAGAATGTTCTTTAAAAACACACATTTTTTCATTCAATCCGTCAATTTTTGGAAATTGGGTTGGATTTTTATTGGATAATGTTTTACACCATATTTTAAAAATAAAAAATTTTTTTTTATTAGATAAAGTAATACCATTTATATTCATATTATTTTTATTTAATGTTTCGCCTATCATACGATAAGATACCTCTTTCCAAATATTATTTATATTATTATTTGATATTTTGTATGAAAAACACCCCCCCTTAATATTTGTTTCATCTTCCCATAAGGGTAAGATACCTTCTCTCATAATAAATAATAAATAATTATCGAATATATCTTTGTCCATATATTCTATAACTGATACAGCATCCTCGATTGTACTAAAAGAAGTTATTTTTTTATAGCTTTCAATAGACCAATCATTATCATATGGTAAATGAAGCCATAAAATCCATGAAGAATTTAACTTCATTTATAAAATAAAATATTATTCTTTAACTTAATATTTTTCATTAATAATATATTTGTCTTCTTCTATACACATATATTGATTTTTATTCATTATCATTATTTTGAATTCTTCATTTAAAATATGTATTTTATAATTTGGAATGAAATAATAACCGTGATTTTTTAAATACCATTTTACAAATGTATCATCTAATATAATATTATTTAAAGTAAACAAATTATATTTTGGTTTTACATGTACAATTTCATTAAGAATTTCTATGTCGATGCCAAATATTTTTGTATTACTTAATGTAGTATTTAAATTTGATTTATTCATATAATAATATTTATTTTCTTTATACAATAAAACGGATTCATAATTATGATTTACAAATTTTTCTAAAGAATAAAAGTTTATAATATATCCATTTTTATAAACTATCACAAAATTATCATACAATATCTTTAATGTTTGACAAAGAAATAAACTATATAAATAATATAAATAAATCATTAAATAGTTCATTCTATATTTTAAATCATACGAATATATCATATATTATTAAATAAATATTTTTTAACATTTAATATTATATAATGTTAGTTTCTAAAATAAAAAAAGCCCACCACGGATTAATGTATTTAGGCGCAACAAGTTTTAGTATTGTATTTTTTGGAATACTTTATTATTATTTACAGAAACAGATTGAAGAAGATAAATCATTAAAAAATGTTCCGAATGGAAAATTATCATTATTTAATTGTATATTATTTTCTTTTATTACACAAACTACAGTAGGTTATTCGTGGATCGACCTTCATAACGTAGAAATTAAAATTACAGTATTTTTCCAATTATTATCTATTATATTAATTACTAGTTTTATTATATTATAATATGTTATATGAGTAATGAATTGCTTTATACAGAAATAAATAATAAATTATATGATGAGTTTGATAATAACTTGAAAGAACAATCTAAAATAAGAAAGGAAGATGATTTTTATACTTATATTAATGAAGCATGGATAGAAAATGAGAAGAAGAAAAAAGCGCATTATTATGTACAAGATGATGATTTTAGAATATCACAAGACCAAGTTTATCACGATATAATGAATATAATAGAAGAAAGTATAAAAAACAATAATACCCTTATTGACCGTTCCATGAAAATCGTAATAGATTCATTTTACTCAAATTCTGTATCCAATTATAGAAAAACGATTGAATCTATATATGATGATCTGAATACATTTAAAGAAAATTCAGATTTAACAGGTTTATTAGCATATATGAATAGGAATCAACAAGTATCATGGTGTTGTCCATTACACTGGAGTGTTGCTCCTAATGAAAAAAATGTAGAAAAAGCAATTAGTCATTTAGCCCCTTGTCAACTAGGAATTTATGATTATTCTATATATTTTATTGACGACCTTCCTGATGAAGATAAATACAAATATAATATAAAAATTAAATATTTAGAAATGATTGAAAAATTATTTAAAAGTGCCTTTCCGAAAGATTATAAAAATTTTAATCCAAATGATATATGGGATATTGAAAAAGATATATTGAATGCGTTTGTATGTAAAGACAAGAGTATAGTGGAGGATAAATATTTTTGTAATGAAATGACAAGAGAAGAAATATATAAATTAGGATTTGAAGTGGATGATTTTATGGTTGGTTTAGGTTACAATAAGGATAAAATACCAAAAAAATATATTGTTTCAAGTATAAATTATTTAAAATGTATAACAAAGACACTTAAGGAAAATTGGAAAAATAAAAAATGGCAGACGTACTTTATATATTTATATATTCGTCAATATTCTCGTTTTCATTTTTCTTTAAGAGATATACACCACAATTTCTATGGTAAGGTGATTAAAGGTCAAGAAATTATTATGGAAAAACGTATTTATCCTGTATTTCTCTTGTCAAGTATGTTTAATAAACATATTACAGATTTATATTTAGAAAAACATTATGACCAAAGTAAAGTAGATTTTATTCATAAAATGTTTAGCAATATAAGACACATTTATATTAATAAAATTAAAAAGAATAAGTGGTTATCTAAATCTGCAAAAGAAAAGTCAATACATAAACTTGGGAAAATTAAATTACTTGTAGCAAAACATGACGAAATATTAAATGATATGCATGTTCCCTATGAAAAAAATATATATAAAAATTTAATGTTAATTTCCGAGTGGGCAACAAATCAATTTATATTAACAGAAGGTTCTGGTCCCATTGGTAATGGTAGAACAATTGATTGGAATGAATTTAAAATGACTGGAATGCAAACATATATTGTAAATGCTTTTTATACACCAACTATGAATGCAATTTATATACCACAAGGTATCATTCAACCACCATTTTTTGATTTAGAAAAACCGATTGAATATAATTTAGCAGCTATAGGTTTTACACTAGGTCACGAAATATCACATAGTTTAGACAATACAGGAAGTCATTTTGATTGGAAAGGAAATTTAAATGAATGGTGGTCGCGAGCGGATAGAAAAAATTATGACAAGAAGATTAAAGATGTGGTTAACCAATATGAAACATTTTATAAATATGACGGCCTTGATTTTAATGCGGAAAATAGTGTAGGAGAAGATATAGCAGATATTAACGGATTTAGTATTATTACCGAATATTTATTTTATTTACAAAAAAAACAAAACATGGTTCCAGAACTCCAAAAAAATTCATTTTATAATCTTTTTATTTATTCGGCCATCCTTTCAAAACAATATATTTCAAAAAATGCGATAGAAGCCCAAATGAAAGTCAATCCCCATCCTTTAGAAAAATATAGAACGAATTGTACATTAAGTAGAAATCAAATATTTAAGGAATTATTAGGAATTAAAAAGAAGGATAAAATGTGGTGGAACAGTGATACTATTTGGTAAAAAAAAAATATTTATATATAATATATGGCAAAAACAAGAAGAAACGCAGGAAGCAGAAAACGCGGAACCCGCGCACAAACTAAACACATGAGAAAGGCAGTAGGTCATAAAAAACGCTCCCTAAGACTTTTAAAACAAGCAAAAGGTGCCCTAAAACGCGCTAGAGCCGCTAAATCGGTCAGCGCTGCTAGAGGTGCCGCTGCCGCGGCATCCAAAGGCGCAACCATGGCGCGTAACGCCGCCGCTGGCGCTCAAGCTGCCGCCCAAGCTGCCGCCCGCGCTGCCCAAGCCCAAGGCGCAGGCAAAGCCCAAGCCGCCCAAGCTGCCCAAGCCCAAGCCCAAGCCCAAGCTGCCGCCCAAGCTGCTTCCCAAGCTGCATCCCAAGCACAAGCGCAAGCTCAAGCCCAAGCGCAAGCACAAGCTCGCCAAAGAGCCCGCTGGTAAATTATTTTTATCTTATTATTTTTAGTTATAAACACTAAAAATAATATAATCATTTAACGAATACACATTGAATAGAAAATTCTGTGAGTGAAATACATTATGAAAGGATATAAGATACTGTAAACCGCTACATCGGCACCAATTTTTTTGCGGTAAATAAGGAGGAGTACTGAAACAGTAGTAAATGCAAAAAGAATAAAAGAAAATACTTGTAAATAATAGAAATAATCACAATATCTTCTATCTAATGGGGAAAATAACATATCGTTTAGGTCGGTCATATATATATATATAATATTATTTTACGATACAATATTCATCATTTTCATTTTTCATCCATTTACCAATAATTCTTGGATTTTCTTTTTTTTCTAAAATATCACTTGGTTTATAAATATTATGGTTCGAATCGATATAATTCATAATTCCATGAATATCTTCACATCGTACTTCAACCACTTTATATTTTTCAATAGATGTATGTATCATACCATTTGGATTTCCGTTGCTATGCGTTCCACAAAAATTATGGTCGCCTTTTTTTCTTCTTGTGCATTGTTGACCGTTTGCTCGTTTCGCACAACAACGTTCATAAATGGGAATTTCATTTTTTGTTCTTTTTCTTTTATGAATATCATCTTTTGTAATTTCTAGATCTTTATAATCATAAATAAATGACATTAAATCATTCATATTATCTTTTTCTAAAATATCATTACTTATAATCCATTGTTTAATATCATTCTTCATATCCAATGTATAAGTTTGAACTTTCTTATTTAACCGTTTCTCCATTGATATCCTTCTTTCAATCATTTTATAAATCAATTTTTATTAAATATGAATTTATCATAATTTGGTATACAAATAAAAAAAATCAATAATGCTATATAATAAAATAAATAAATCCCATATACTTGAAATGTAATAGAGAAAAAATGCAATATTAGATGTATAATATATATAACTGTAAGCACAATTACACTTATTTTTGCTATATTTATTAATGTTTTTACCATTATATATAACTATCTATAAATTGTAGGTTTTTGTTGAAAAAAATCACGTATATAATACTTTTCCTTAAGATATAAACTATCATATTTTTTATCTTTATTCAATGATAATTTACCAAGAAACACGATATATCTCATTTTTTTTGTATTCTCTTTTTTATATATTTCTAAAGGTTCATAATGAGATAATTTATCATGATTCATTCGTTTAGGAATACCCAAACTATATAAACTTTCATCGTCGGTTGTTATATATAATGCCATTGGTTGTTCAATAATATTATTTTTTCTTAGATATAATAATTCATCATATTGAATAAATAAATTTACTACATTATCTGATACAGGTACGCCAAAAAAATGTTTCTGGTTTACAATTTCGTCTGGTATTAACCACGTATAATCATCATTCGTTTCTACATTCATTATTAAATAAATTTTACCATTATAATTTATAAATCCTTTATAATTTTTCCCCATTACGAGAGGTTTCATATTCGTTTTTAACTCTATAAATAAAATTTCATTTTTTTCTAAAAATCCAAATTCTATATAGGGTTTACAATGATTTTCTTGGATCCTATATGGAATGATAAACACATTTGTATCTTGTAAAGGTATTCCTTTATTTATTATAAATGAATGATTTGTGAATACCATTATATATTACATAATCATTCTTAATACAAGTGTAAATACGAGGACTTGAATAAAAAAGGTCACCCCTTTATTCTTTATATATTGATTTAAAACTTTATAAGTGTAAGGATTCGCAACAAATAAAAATATGATGGTTGTATACAAGGTATACATCCATTTTTTATAATTTGTTAATATACAAAATTCGCATGCGTCGTACATTAATATATATTAAATAATATAATATAAATGAAAATTGGCATTTTAATACCAGCAACATCTCGGGGAAGAGATTGGAAAACATATAAAGAATGCTATTTATTTAATAATACATTGAAAACCTTTATTTTAACATATGACAAAGAAAATGAATATAAATTTTATATAGGTATTGATAGAGAAGATAAAATTTATGATAATAAGGAAAATAAGGATAATATCAAAAGATTTATATCCATCATTCAAAATGTTGATATTGAATTTTATTTTATGGATGGAATCAAGAAAGGTCATTTGACAATCATGTGGAATAAATTATTTAAACAAGCTTACGACGAGAATTGTGATTATTTTTTTCAATGTGGAGATGATATTGAATTTAAAACAAAGGGATGGGTAAATGATTGTATTTCAGTATTGAAACATCATAATAATATTGGTTTGACGGGTCCATTGAATAACAATATGAGAATTTTAACTCAATCCTTTGTTTCTAGAAAACACATGGAGTTATTTTCTTATTATTTCCCTCCAGAGATTATTAATTGGTTTTGTGATGATTGGATAAATGAAGTATATATTGGTATAAACCGCTTTTATCCTCTACAAAAACACATTTGTCTTAATATTGGAGGGCAACCAAGATATGATGTCAATAATTTACAATATAAAAATCAAGAATCATTCAATGCGGTTCAAATGAAAATGAGAGTAATTTGTAAACAAATCGTTCAAAGAGATATTTCAAGAATAAAAAAATAATATATATATATATATGGAAAAATATGCTAAACTTTTTGAAACAGTCGTAAGAAAGACACCGCGTATGATTAAAGAAGGTTCGCTTGATAATATGCAAGAAATTTTAGATCATTATCTAGGTCATTTTACTGGTTATATTAAATTATTTATTTTTTCTTCAGAAAAAAATGAACTTAGTTCAGAAAGAAGAGAATTCAATAGTTATTTAGATGAAGAAGGTGTGAGTGTTTATAAAACTATATATCCTACATTTTATAATTTGGTTAAAAGTTACGAAAAAGGAATAGATAAAAAAACGATTTTATACATGTACCCTCCCAAAGAGTTAACAACTAAATTAAATGATAAAATCATGAAATTATACATAAATGATGAATCATTAAATAAAAAAGAAAAGAAATTATTAGAAATTGTGAGAGATGCTATTCGTAAAAAAATAAGTTCAATTAAAAAACCAAGTAGTTATTATTCAGCTCCAAAATCAAGTAGTTATTTTTCGCCAACAAAATCAAGTGAAACAACACCAAAATCAAGTAGTTATTTTTCGCCAACAAAATCAAGCAAATATTATTCACCACCAAAATCATTTCATTCAACGAAAAATTCAAGTAGTCCATTCTCAGGTACTTCGCCAGCAATGCGATTCTCCTCATTATCAAAAGTCTTACCCTCTAGTTCCTCAAGAAAATCAAGTAGTTCACCAGCAATGCGATTATCATCATTATCAAGTCTCTTATCCAGTCGCGCAACAAGAAAATCAAGTCGTTCCACTACAAGAAAATCAAGTCGTTCCGCAACAAAATCAAGTGATGTTATTAGTTTAAAAAATAGAAAAAGATGTCAAAATGGGTATCGTAAACATCCTTCTATACCAGGTAAATGTAAAAAAAAAAAAAATTAAACAATGCCAAGGATAAGCATTAAAACATTGATGTAGAAAACAATGCGTCAAAATTAAGATAATAAAAGTATTTAAAATAAAGATTTAATAATACCTATGAGTAGAAATACTATAAGTCAAACCCAAAATAATGTATTATTAAATAATTTGAAGACCTTTTATAATAAAGAACGTCTTGATAGAATGTTATCTATTATTAATGGTGAATCAAGTATTTCACTCAGAATTGTAGATTGGTTTTCAACCAATTATTCGAAAAAGAATTTCACATTATATGAATTAAAAAACGGACAAAGATTTAAGGTTTATAATGATTATAAACTCAGATTAAGAGCCTATTCAAAAAAGAGATTTGACCCTTTTTGCAGATGGGATAGAATTATGATTCCATATGATGGAGAAACTTCAATTCAAACCACGTTAGGGCAACTTAATTTTTTCAAATGGGCCATTGAAAATGAAGTGATTGAATATATTGAACAAAATTACAAAACAATAGAAGACGACATGAATCATAGAAATAGTTCTTCTAAAACAAGAACCAATGATAAAACAAGAAAAAAAAGAGAAGAATTATCTATATCCGCAACAAAAACGATTTTTAAAGAAAATATAGAAATTGTTGTTTCATTTAAATAATATAAACAAACACAATAATCTATTTATGGGGAATATAACTTTTCATAAAATCAATTTTGAAGAATTACAAAGTAAATTGGAAAATAAGGATATTGTTTTAATTAATACTTTACCAAATGACTTGCAAAATTGTTTAATATATAGAACAATCGAAGCCAATCAAGAAGTAGAAATTATCAATGAGTTAATAAAAAAAAATAAAAAAAAAGAAATTATAATTTATGGTAAAAATTCGGCGGACATGTTATTATTCAATAAATACAAACAATTATTAAAACTAGGGTTTATTCATATTTCAGTATATACCGGAGGGTTGTTTGAGTGGTTATTATTACAGGATATATATGGGAATGAATTATTTAAAACGACAAGTGTTGTATTGGATATATTAAAATATAAATAATAATATGGAAAATATTTTAATGATAAGTACAAAGTATTTGTGCGATATCATTCCAGATGATTCGAAAAGTCTTTTTTGGATAAAGAAACAAATTATATTATCTTCAAATAATAATTATTATATGAGTTATAAAGAGGAACTCATACAATATTTTTCAGAGGATGAATGTATGTATATATTAGATTTTTTACACGACTCTTTCGTTGATATCACATTTGATATAAATAAAAAAAATTATGCTTTTTATCACACAATAGTAAAGATTATAAAAAAACACGGGATAATGATCCTCAGTTTTTAAAACATACTATTAGTCTTTTAATTAAATCAATGAATTAAAATATTAAAACATTTGCGATATATTAATATATATGTTCTTTAACAAAGATCACCTTCGCTCTGGATTTAATTTTAAATACGATAAATATAATGGTGTCAATATAATGAAACCTAATTCTAATAGCGGGATTCAAAGTGTGATGATGGGTAATATTGGAAATAAACATACTAAAACTAAAATAACAACTCAACCTCAACCTGGACCTGTTATAAATGACGAAAATTTGCGATTACAATATAATAAAATAGTTGCTCTAGAGAAGAAACTTAAAAAAGCGTATAAACACTTAAATAATATAGCAAAACAAACTGATTTTTCGCAAATTATTCAAAATAAAAAATTTGGTGACTTTTTTAATTTAGTTACTAAGGAAGAAATAAAAATTCATCATATGAAAGTAATGTTTAATAAAGAAAAATTATTTTTAGAAGGAAAAGAAGAAAGAAAAGATCAAGAAAATAAAGAATTTTCAAATTTTATTAGTAAAATTAACAATGAACATCCTGATTTTGAATATAAACATAATAACGATTTAAAATCTTTACATCGCTATGAATGTTTTAATCAAACAAAAATTATTAAAAATATTATCATTAATGATTTTGGTGATAAAAAAAATATGAAGGAAACGGTTTTAATTGAATTTCGCCCTATGCCTAATCTAGAATTTCTCATTAGAAATACTATTATTAAATTACCTAACTGGAATCATTCTATTGTTTGTGGTAATATTAATTACAAATTCATTAAAGATATTTGCGAAGATATTTGTAAAAATAGTAATTCTAAAATTAATATTGTAAAATTAGATATAAACAATTTGACTCCATCTAAATATAGTGAATTGCTAACTACTATTGATTTTTGGAATAATTTTACAGCTGACAAAATCTTATTGTATCAGGAAGATACCATGTTGTTTAAAAATAATATAGATGATTTTTTAGAATATGATTATATTGGTGCTCCTTGGCCTATTGAGCAAGATGATAATTTATTCGGTGTTGGTAACGGAGGATTTTCATTAAGAAGTAGAAAAAAAATGATAGAGGTGATTGAAAAGGTAAAAGTTAAGGATCTAAAATTAGGAAATTCTACAAAAAAATATATGATGAACACAAATAGCACTTTTGTTCCTGAAGATGTATATTTTTCAAAAGGTTTAAGTGTTTATAAATTAGGGAAAGTCGCAACAAGAGATGTAGCCATTAATTTTTCACAAGAAACACAATTAAGTCCCTCTCCCTTGGGAGGTCATAACTTTTGGATAGCTGAAAATAAAATTTCAAAAAGATACGTTAAAACACTATCTTTAGGTACGAGTTATTCCAAAGAATCTAATCATAGATACGGATGGAAAAATGTTATTCAAAGTTTAGAAAATAATAATATTATTAATAATGACACATCTAAAAGTAACTTTGACCTAATAGATAGTATGGAGAAGTATTTTGTGTGGAATAGGTATAAACAAACTCCTCAAATAGATTGGTATGGTATAATACATTACGCTACTGACCTTCCTAGTATGTTTAGAAGGGATGAAAAATTAGATTGTATTTTTGATTACGTTTATCCTTATCTTAAAAATTGTAAAGGAATTATTACTTTATCTTTAAATTCATCAAAACAAGTTAAAGCTAGATTAAAAAAAATTAATTCAAATGTTCCTGTATATTCATTAAAACATCCTATTCAAAAAATAGATAATATATTTAATATAGATAATTTTATTAACAAACGTGATTATAAAATCATTCAATTAGGAAAACAATATAGAAGAGTTACTGATATTTTCGTCATTAATTCACCATACGAAAAAATGTGGTTGTCAGGTTGGAAAAAAAAAGCTAATCTTGAAGCACTATTAAAAAGAGAAGCCAATTTTCTTAATATTACAAATTTAAGTAATGTCAATTGTTATTATACCAAAACACTCGTAGAATATGACGAGTTATTATTAAATAATATTATAATTATACCTCTGTGGAATGCCACTGCTAATAACTCTGTATTAGAGTGTATGCAGTGTAATATACCTGCGTGGGTTTCCAGATTAACTTCTACAGAGCAATATTTAGGTAAGGACTATCCTATGTTTTATGATAATATACATGATATCGAACCAATTATCAATAATAGAGTTTTACTTCATAAAAAATATATGGAAACGCATGATTATTTAACTAAATTGGATAAAACCTCAATTAGTCATGAACATTTTAATTCTGAGTTATTGAAAATTATTAATCAGTAAATATGAATCTACATTATAATAATTTTTTTAATAAGTATTTAAACATATTTTTGCTTATAATTACAAATGAGTAGCTTTATGTTTACAAAACCTGTTGGAAAACAATATGACGATATGGTTCAGAAGGAGTTAGAAATATAAAAATAATAAAAATGTATCTGCCGATTTGCCAGATATTTTTCATTACTGGTCAAATAAATTTTTGAAAGATATGTATTCAGTAATAGATAGTAAAATTCACGATACAAAATCTTTTTATTCATACTATATTGAAAAATTATCACATAAAGAAACTGTTTATATAGCTTCTTTTGGCTGTGGAAATTGTAATGTAGAAATAGATATAGCAAAACATCTTTTGAAAGATGGTGTATCTAATTTTGAATTCCATTGTATTGATATTAATATAGATATATTAAAATATAAATAATAGTATGGAAAATATTTTAATGATAAGTACAAAGTATTTGTGCGATATCATTCCAGATGATTCGAAAAGTCTTTTTTGGATAAAGAATCAAATTATATTATCTTCAAATAAAAATAATTATTATATGAGTTATAAAGAGGAACTCATACATTATTTTTCAGAAGATGAATGTATGTATATATTAGATTTTTTACACGACTCTTTCGTTGATATCATTATGGAACATTATACTGATTTTAAATATATGGAACATTATAAAAAAATGGCTGTAAATGATACAATTATAAATTGTTCTTATATAATTAACGAATGAATGTTTGAATTTGTTTAAACCATTCTGTATATTGTTCGTCATTATTTGTTGTATCTACATTACCATCTAGGATTAAACACTTTTTTTTAGATAGTGAATTTAACCATTCATCATGATAATTATTACATTTTACTAAATATGATAATTCAATTTCTTCTCCTTTCCTGGAGCGTTTAATTACTCTTTTGTGAGAAACATCAGGTGTTGTTTTGATATATACTTGTTTTTCTTCTGGGAAATTTTTAATAAAATGGTAGAACCACTTTTTATAAATTTGATATTCTACGTCTTCTATTTTATTATCATCATACAACATTTTAGCAAATACTTTACAATCTGTAAGTAAACTCCTTTCAGTAATAATATAATCATAATCTTTCCCTAATGCTTCTTCAAGAATAGACAACCTAGAAATATAGGCCATCATTTGAAATGAAAATGCATATTTTTTTTGGTCATTGTAATATTTTTCGATCATTGTTTTTCCGTCCGAATCTCGAATATCATTCCATTGATCTACTGGTTCTTGTAGGAAACAAATTTTTTTATCGTTGAAATATAACTGCTTCATTTTTTCAACAAACGTGGACTTCCCACTTCCAATGTTTCCCTGAATGCTTACAATGACAACCATGATTGGAATAATATAATATGATATTATGATTTCAATTTATTTAAAAACAATTAAATAATACATTGAATGGACCTTCATCAAACTAAATTATCAAAAGAAGAATGGAGTTATATTGAATCTAGAATTAATGATGATGAAAAATTAATTATCAATATGATAAAGGATGGATTTTATAACCGAGATATACATATTAATAAAAACAAGTCTTTTTTATCATTTATTAAACTTGAACGAACAAGCGATAGAGAAACGTATATTTACAATGAGTATTTTTATCCTGAAATGAATAATTTTATAGAGGGAACAAAAGGATCTTTAAAACAACATCTAAATAAATCAGAAATGATAAGATTTAAAAATACAGAGAATCAAATAAAAAGAAATAGAGATATCATCTACGAATATATTATCATTCATTTTGCCAAAAAATTGTATAAATATAGAGAAAAAAAGGATAATAAATGGAATTATTATTATTATACTTTATGCCATCTATTGAAAAATAAAATTTATCTAATAAATTCTATACTGGTTGATACATTAAAAACAATGATGCATAAAATAAAAAAAGAAGTGGATTTATATTATATTTTTAAAAATGGAAAAAAAATGATTGAAGAAAATACCAACTTATTTCAATATAAAGATAAAACACTTTTTAATCATCAAAAAGATATATTTAATATATTTCAAGAGTATCGTCCTTCTCTTACGTTATATATGGCTCCTACTGGAACCGGAAAAACATTAACACCACTAGGATTAAGTGAAAAATATAAGATTATTTTTGTTTGTGCCGCGAGACATGTTGGAGTTTCATTAGCAAAAAATGCGATTAATTGTAAGAAAAAGATTGCGTTTGCTTTCGGATGTCAAGATAAAAATGATATTCGTCTTCATTATTTTGCTGCTAAAACATATTCAACTAACTTAAAAACTGGTAAAATCTTTAATATTAATAATTTAGATGGTGAAAAGGTAGAAATTATCATATGTGATTCTAAATCTTATTTACACGCTCAAGAATATATGTTATTATTTAATAAAAAAGAAGAAATGATAACCTATTGGGATGAACCTACAATATCTTTGGATTATGACGAACATCCTTTACACAAATATTTTCATCAAAATTGGAAAAATAATAAAATACCACAAATGGTATTATCATCCGCCACATTACCTGATATACCAAATGTCATCGAAAATTTTAAAAGTAAATTTGAAAATTCAGTAATACATGAAATATCCAGTTATGATTTTAAGAAATCAATCACGATTATTAATAAAGAAAGTAAAATAGAAACCCCCCATACCTTATATGAGTCTTATAATGATATTCAATTGTGTTGTCAATATATAGAAAAAAATAAAACACTTTTGAGATATATTGAATTAAAAACCATTATTGATTTTATGATTTGTAATGATAAAGAATTTACGAAAGAAACGTTTCAGTCTACATTTGTAGATATAGAGGATTTAACAATGGAATCCATAAAATTGTATTATATTCGTATTTTAAAAACGATAAATGAACCACGTTGGAAAGAAATTTATCATAAATCAACACAAGAATTATACAAATCTACTATTAAAATAACAACAAGTGATGCATATACAATGACAAATGGACCCAGTATTTATTTTGCGGATAATTTAGATAAAATATCAAAATATTGTATTCATATTTCAAATATTCCAAAGGAAATTATAACAAATCTAACAAAAAAATTACAATATAATAAAACAATTCATAGTAAATTAGATAAATTGTATAAATCATTAGAAGATAATCAAGAAGATTCTAAAAGTAATAAATTATCCAATGAAAGTCGTGGGGGAGAAGTTATAAAAGAAATAAAAAAAAACATATCAAATTATGAATTATCATTAAAAAAAATAGAATTGGAAGAAGAATATATTCCAAACACAAAAAAACACATGGATATGATGAATATTGATAAAGAACTACGAAAACACGTGTTTCGTAGTGATATAACAGAAAATAATGTGGAAAGTATTATGGATATTCAAGACATTGACAATAATTTAAAAATTTTACTAATGATGGGTATTGGTATATTTAGCGAAACTATAAATAAAGAATATACACGTATCATGAAAGAATTGGCACAACAACAAAAATTATTTATGATTATATCGTCCACTGATTATATTTATGGCACGAATTATCAATTTTGTCATTGTTATATTGGTTCTGACTTAGTGAATTTAACCCAAGATAAGATGATACAAACAATGGGTCGGGTAGGACGCGGAAATATACAACAAAGTTATAGTGTACGTTTCCGTAATAATGATATGATAGAACGTTTATTTATAAAAAGAGAGCCGTCAAAAGAAGATATAAATATGAATAAAATATTTTCTTAAATATATGCTTCACAAACAAAACTATACCCTCACCTTTATTATAATTCTTCTTTTTATTTTTACATATTATATCAATAGTATAAATATTGTTGAAGATGTAAAAGATATTATACGTATTCAAGTATTTAATGGTCTTTCTATTATATTTGCTTTGTTAGTTATTTATTATTCTATACATTATGGTGTTACACGGGGTTTATTTGCCAGTTTTATTACATGGTGTGTATTTGTAACGGCAACCCCAATACCAGAAGCAGGATTATTGATTTCAGTCCCGTTAAAAAATGTATTCAATATTAATTTAGATATTACACAATGGGCTGCATCGTTTTTTGCGATGGGTTCAATCGTGTATTCTTATTTATATTATAATTCATTGCTAAAAAAGAGTGAAGGTGGAAACTTTGTATCGAAAGTCATTGATTTACGCGCATATAGTATATTTATTACATCAATACTATCGTCAGTGTGTATTGCTTATTTAATAAATGAAATGGTTGATTTTGTAATATATCAAAAAGAGTTACATCCATATTATATTAAAGTGTATACCGCCATTGGAATCATTAGTTTTATTGGATATTTTGTTTCATTTTACCAAACACGTGTAAAAAAATTATATTAAAGAGATAAATAGATAACTATCAAATGAAATGCTGTAAAAATTTAAAACAACTAAATAGATATCTTTTAAAAGAGATTGAAAAAAAAAATAATTGTATTGATAAATATAAGAGAGAAATTAAAAGTATAAAAGAAAAAAAGAAAAATATAGAAAAAATAAATTATGAATTATTAATTTGTGGAATATTATAACAAACTTTTGATTTATTTGACTATAAATCAAAAGTTTGTTATCACCATTATTTAAATTCAACTTATTGTCATGTGAGTGCTTCTTCTAATAATGTTATTTTATCATCAGGAATATGGGTTGGATATATTATATTAAAATCAATATATAATTTTCCTTTCATTCCATCACGTTCCATACCCAAATCATTAATACTTTTTTTATAGTTAGGATATACAATATTTCCTTTTTTGTTTTTAAGAGAATATCGTGTTCCATTAAGATGAAGTATTTCATATGAAAATCCACATAAGGATTCTTTTAAACTTATATTTTTTTTTTGATAGAGATCAATACCTTTTCGGGTAAACTCCGAATGATTTATTAATTTTATATATAATTTTATAGATCCCTCATTTCCTGATTCATCTACATTTCCTTTTTTTACAATTTTAATGATTTCGTTATTATCTATACCCTTAGGTATTGTTATATATAATGTTTCTTTCTCTTCTTGTTTTGTATTATCATTATATATAAATCGTTTGATTTCTAGAGGTATAACAGCACCCGTATAAGCTTGTTCGAGTGTGATTTCCATTGTTTTAATTATGGGTACTGGTAATTTCATAGTTTCATTAAATTTTTTAAAAAAATTCACTTCGGGTCCATTTTTATTAAATAAATGAAAAATATCATTCAAATCTAACGAATTCTGATTTACTTTCATTGTTTGAATATCGTATGATTTTCTTTTATGTGAATCACTTAATATTTCATAAGCTTTATTTAATTCTATAAATTTTTCTTGTGAACCAGAAGGTCTATCGGGGTGACATAATAAGGATTTTTTTCTATATGAAGACTTAATTTCATCTTGTGAAGCATTTCTATTGACACCTATTATATGATAATAATCCATATTATAATTTGATATAAACATAATAAGGATAATACGAATAATAGCAATGTTTCGTGAAATTTATTCACCAAAAAAATTGGATGATTTTATTATAAAACCTTTAAAACATAAAATAATTAAAATATTATTAAAACATAAGTTTTCATTAGTGATACAATCATGTAATTCTTGTGGTATAAATACATTTTCAAAATTGGTTTTAAAAGAATATTACGGAATTAATAATTTTTTAATGAATGAAAATATTTGTATTATTAATTCATTAAAGGAGTATGGTATATATTTTTATCGTAATGAACTAAAAACATTTTGCAGTTTAAAATGTACAATACCAAATAAAAAGAGAACCATATATATTCAGGATTTGGATTGTTTGAATAAACAATGTCAACATGTACTACGACATTTTATTGATTCTTATGATATCAATATTATAATTTCAACCAATTCTACAAATAAATTAATAGAATGCTTAAATTCTAGAATGATAATTATAGAATTAGATATATTAACATATGATAATCTATTTTATTTATCAAAAAATCTTGTTGAAAAGGAAAAATTAGAATTAAATGATAAACAAATTGATTTAATTATAAAATATTCGAATTTAAAATTATCAAATATATATAGTTTGTTTGATAGAATAAAGTTATTACAAGGTAGAAATTTTAATAGCGTGATAGAGAATAATTTATCTTCTATCAATTTAACTCTATTTGAATCTTATTTCGAAAAATGTAAAAATAATGATATTGAATCCATATATTTAATTCTTGATATATACAATAAAGGTTATTCTCTTATTGACATATTTGATGATTTTTTTATGTTTATAAAATTATTTGATATTGACGAAGATTATAAATATAAAATTATTCAATTGAATACAAAATATATATATATTATTCACGAAAAAATGGATTGTGAATTACAATTGGTATTTTTTACGAATGATTTGATTAAAATTGTATCAAAATAAATCATATGTTATCATTTGGTTTACACAAAAATATGAAAAAATAGCAATAACAATAGAGATTAACCAAAGGGGTATAACTGTTTTTTTCTTAAAACCTACACCAAATTGCCTTAAACTTCCGTCATTATTATATATAATATTAGGTTTCAATAAAACGATAAAACTATATATACTTATAAATATAAGGAGCGTCAAAAAAATCTTATAAGACGTAATATATTTATTCATATATATAGTTAAAATTATAATTATTACATTTCTTCGTCATCATATTCTCCGTATCCATCATTATCTTCTCCTATATGAGATATATCATATTCTTCTTCTTCTATTTCTTTTGCTTCAGCCTCTTGGATTTCCATTTCAATCATATAAATATCTCTATTCATTTTTGTAACACCATCCATTTTATCAAGTTTTAATTCATTTAAGATTTGTTTTTCTAGTTCCCCTCTTTCTTTGTCATATGTGTCTTGTTGATATATTTTAAATCCTTTCTGTTCTCCCACACCCCATTCTTCTAGTTTATGTTTTTTAAATAAATTATTTACAGCTCGTTTTTCATCGGTCATGTCTTGTAATTTGGTTGTCATTATATCTTTCTCCTTTTCTTTGGAACGATTAATTTTTTCCTTTAATTTCTTATAGTCATAATCAACCGATTTTTTTTCATTTTCCATATAATCAATATTATCGATTATCCAATCTGCCACACTTTCATTATGTATCATTGAAAATGATTCATATTCATAATCACTATCAACACAATCTAATAAATTATCAAAAATACTTAAAATAAAATAATGATAAAGCATCGTTATTGTTCTTTTTTCGTCTTTTTCATCTAAATTAAGATGAATAAATCTTATATTATAAGCAAGTTCATTTATAATTTCATTCTTTTCAATAAACGTTTCTAATATTTTATTGAAATCTGGATTACCAATGTATCGATTCATAGATTCATAATGTTTCATCAATATATTTTTTATATCTTTCATGTGTAAATCGGACAATTTCCAATGTTTATGTATTTTTATTGTTTCATTTGAAACTTCTTTTTGATATAATATTCTTAATGGCAAAACAATGGATAAATCACGTATTATATTTTGTATAAATCCGAATATTTTATGATAATTCTCATTTCTATCTGTAAAATGTAATATTTGTTTTAGTCGGTAAATGGATTCGTCTTGTTTTTTGTTTTTTGAATATTTTTGAATAAATGAAATGATTTTTTCTTCTAAAGCTTTATTCTCCTGTGTAATATTTTCTCTAAAACTTCTCAAGTTTTCCTTTTTTAGTTCATCGCTTATTTCTAGTGTTAAAATATCAACAAATGACTCAAACAAAATACTATGTTTTGATGCCTTTTCAACACTTGAAAATCTAGATAATACATTTGTATGAATCGATATTTCATTATTTTTATTGATTTTAATATTATTTTTATGATTTAATATATTTATAATTTCTTCTAATTTTTCTTTGGTTGGTGTAATATTTTTACTTTGAAACCATTCTATTTTTTTATCATTGTCTATATACTCTTTTTGTAAACTAAAGAATGGTTCTTCACTTGCTTCTAAATTCTTTTTCAATAATGAATTCAATAACAAATAAAAAATACGATCATCGTATTCACTTGATACATTTATTTTAGGTCTTCTGGTTGAATCTGGATAAAAGAAGAATCCCCCTCGAGATAATTTTTTTGTTTTCATATAATTAAAATTTAAATCTCGTATCGTATCATTCAAACTCACTATTGTAGGGTCAAGTCTTGTAAAATATTCATTGGTTGTTTCACTTTTTCCTTCACAACATCCATTAATTAAAAATGGTTCATTAAAACGATTTATTAAAATAGCATTATTCTTTTTTACATTATCGGATACAATATTTTGTATTTTTTTTACAATTTCCATTGTGCCGTATATCATTTTACTCCGAACTACAGCAAGATGCGGTTCTTGTTTTGAAGAACCTGTCTTAATAGAGTTTTCCAAATCTTTAATTAATTTTGGGCTAACATTTTGAAATATACCATTTTCTATTTCATTTAAAGGTGGTAAAAATTCTTCCCACCTTTTTATTGAATGTTCTTCTGGTATATCATCGAGCGGTTTAGTTTTAAGATAGTCCCTTTTATCTTCTAATAATTTATTTATCATTTTGTCTTCTTGTAAAATGAATGTAATTACATCTTCAATATCCTTTACCAACGTTTCTTCAGTAACCTCCTTAGACTTAATACTATTCCATGGCTTGATATTTGCTTCAATACTTTTTAGAACACACGATATATATAATATACCAGATTTATCACTTGAATTACCTAACGGATAACCTGCAAATGATAATTTACACCCGGGATGTGTTTTTTTTGACTTAATTTCTGGAATACTTTTCTGGATGGCAATAAGTAGAAACGCCATCGTGGTTATGATTAATATTCTGTTTGATATAATTTCATAAGATTCTTTTTTCTTCTTTTCTTTTTTCTTTTTCATTTTCTTTTCATATACTTCTTTTGATGGTAATAATGAACCAGAGAGTATGAGTTTATTTGTTTCAAGAATAACATATTCAGATACATTTAAAATATTAATATTTAAATAATTGGATGAAGCATTTAATATTTTTTTAATTGTTTTAATGGTATCGCTATCTGCCCCATCATCTTCTCTTATTTTTATGCTTATGTCTTCTTTTTCTACCTCTCTTGATACATTTTTAAACCCTTCACTTGTATAACCTTCGTCAGTACTAAACCCTTGTCGTGAAATAATATATCCACTATGTTTATCAACAATCATGTCACCATCATCACTAACCTCTCCCTGTAATGTCTTAATTTCTTCAAGTTTATAATTATATCTATCTGGGTTTGTAAGCCACACATTTGATAATGTTTCAATAAAAACAGGCAACAATTTCACATTACTTGTTGTACAATATTTCCAATTCTCATCTTCATTTTCCTTGTGGGGACGTGTATATAATTGAACGAATTTTAAGATATCATTTTGTTGTTTTACAAAATCGTTTTGTCCTAAAATTTTATCTCGTAGATTTTGATAGGGCGATTTTACAAACATATTATCTTTTACCTTCATTCCATAATTATACTGAATTAGATCATTTTTTATTTCTTCGTAATGTGTATTTTCTTTTATGATTTGTATATGTTCACTAGATAATTTAAATAAATCATCTACTTTTTGTTTTAATTCTTCACTTTTCACATGAATGTCTTTTTCGAAAGAAGAAATAATATCATGGTATAATTTTTCATTCAGTTTATTTTGTTTTTCTGTTTCTGTAATACATTCACTATGATTGACAAAACAAGTATCTTTTAAATTACATAACATCTTTGTATTATCACTAAATACATCAGGAGATACATCGGACGGAACCCATTTATTTTCATTTCTTATAAAAAATGAATGTTCTTTATTATTTAAATATACAGCATAATCACCATTTTTTACATCCTTGATCCCTTTTAATAATGTTTCTGCGTATCTTTCGGCATCTTCTGGGTTCATTCCATTTTTTTTTATTAATTCTTCTTTTAAATACGTTTCTTTATCTGTCAATCCATCAAAATTATACTCTTTTATAATATCATAATATGTATCATCATATTCTTTGTCAAAAAAGATAATCTTATCATTGTCTTCTTCTAATTCTTCTATGGTGGTGTACCTTTTCGAAATTATATATTTTTCACAAGGGGCGTCTTGGTTTTCTTTTAATGTTAATTCAGGAAATTCAAAATCTAGAAGCAAATTGTTATTATCAATAACAAGTGCTAATAAAAAGACTTTACCGCTATCAATGCTGATTTTATGCATGAGTTCTGAATATTGAATCATTTCATTTTCAATCGAATAGGCATCCATTACATGTTTTTTTAGTTCTTTATCTTTTAGGATTCCTTCAAATACAGATTTCGTCTGTCTTGTTGTATTATTCAATAATTCAAAGTCTTTTTGTTTATTCGAAATATTAATATTATATCTTGTCATATTATCTTGAATTAACTGTTCTGCTTCATTTGCAATTTCTTTAATAATATTGCTTTTGTCAATTGAGAACACTTCTAATTTTTTATAGATATCATAGGTAGTATTTTCATCTTTAATTTGATTGATATAGGTTTTAAATAGATTATAATTACTTGGTATGACCTTTTCTATATAATCTTGAAAGGGTTCTGTATTAGGATAGTAAAGTATTGAATTTCCAAATAAGTTTTCATTCATTCCATCTAAAACTATATCTTGTGTTAGTGTTTTAGAATTTAAATACTCATATTTATAAATATATCTAGAAGCTATCTTTGTTGATAAATAAGAACCCATTATATTTTTATAGGATGCGTTTATAAGCGTTTCTGGTAATACCATAAGAGAATGTAAATACATAGAATCATTCCTTGATATATTTTTGTCACCCGTTACATATTCTTGTAAAAACATTCGTTTCTGACCAATTTTATCATTCTTAATGACATAAGTATTAAAATCATTATCATTGGATACAACAGATGTGATGTTATTCTTTATTGTAACATTATAAATATGCGGTTCTGTAATATCATAATCAGCATAAGGTTTATAAAATGGTGATAATCTTCTTAAATAATCATGATATAAATTGTCTTCTGATACTTTATATTCTTCATAATTTCTATTTAGTTGATATTCATTTCTTAACTCACTATTAAAATCCATAAATACACAATCTTCAATATCTAAACCGGTCGCATCATTATATATTTTTTTATTCATTTTGGTTACAGGTAATAACCAATCTATTTTTTTATTCATAGTTAAAATATTTTCTTTTAAAAATGAATAATCACCAATTGTCTCTTTAATTACAGATTCTCCTTTACTGTTTATATTTGTAAATTCTACTCTTAATTGAATAAATCTTTCTATCATTGTATGAAGTTTTGTCATCACTTTTGGTGTTCGTTTTTCTGTTGGAATTGTAGATAATAAATCATCAAGTAAATCATCAATTTGTTTATCTAAACTATATTTTTTTAATTCATCTGGTAAATCCACTTGATATTCAATTTCTTCTAAATCGTCACCAAATATAATTTCATCGTCTGCAATTTCAAATTTTACTTCTTCCTCATCCACATCAACTGCCTCATCCACATCAGTTCCCTCGTCCATCTCCGCAGCGCGGTCCATAACAGCTTCCTCATCCACATCAACTGCCTCATCCACCTCAACTGCCTCGTCTACATCAACTGCCTCGTCCACGTATTCGTTTTCGACAACATCGACCAAAGGGGGTTCGTTTTTATCTTCTATTAAACTTTTAGGTTGTTCCCTTATTTCTATTGTTTCTATGTTTAAGTCTCGGGGAATACCTTGATAAGCAAAATCAATATATATTACTTCTTCGTTTAATAATATAATTTCGATTTGGTCCTCTTCTATATTTGTTATTTTTCCAGTATATATTTGTGGTAAATCTCCTCCAACATGTATATTAATCCATAACCCAACATTTAATCCATTTTGTTTCACGTAACCAATTTCTTCACTCCTACTTAATATATAAATATTTCGTATATCTTCATTTAAAATATCGCCATCCCTTAATCTTATGATTTCTTTTATATCTTTATTTTTGATATGAATTTCTGATTTATCTATGTATTCAATTAAAAATACTTTATCATCTAATTCTGTACTTGATGAAGAAATTCTTATTATATCACCTAATCTTAGTTCGTTTTCGTTGTTCATTATCTTATTATAATCATAGATATTTATTCCAAGTTTTAATTATATTAAAGAGATGAATATATTATGATTAACAAAATGTATTCACTCAATTCAAATGTATCAAGCAGTGAAAATATGAAAATAAATAAAACAAAAAACTATAAAGTGATTCATTATAACAAGGATAAAGTTAAATCTAAAGAAGATCTATTATATCGTTCTGTTATTATGAATAATGAAGATAAATTTGTATCATTTAGTCCTCCTAAATCGGTTGATTATATGACATTTAAAACGGATAATACAATTGATAACGTTGTGATTGATGAGATTATTGAAGGAACTATGATTCATATGTTTTACGATAATGAGGCATGGAGAATTTCTACAAAAAGTAAAATGGATGCGAAATCAAGTTATTTTTATTATGGAAATTATAATAGAACATTTGAAAAAATGTTTCAAGAAACAACAGCAACATTTAGTGAGAATTGGAGAGAAAAACTAGATAAAAATTATTGTTATTCATTTGTATTACAACATCCATATAATAGAATTGTAGTACCGATTTATTGTAAAAAACTATATTTAATTTCAATCTATCATATTGATGGGGAACAAGTCAATGTGGTGGATATTGAAAAAGAAAATTTACCAGAAGAGTTTTATTACCCACAAAAATATAATATGAATAGTTATTTAGAAATGGAAAAAATGATGGAAAGTGAAAACTATAACTCACCAGGTTTTATGATAAAGACAAAAGTAGATAGAACAAAACTTTTATACAAAGGGCATCAATATGTAAAAGAATTAAGGGGGAATCAACCGAAACTTCAATACCATTTTTTGACATTAAAAAAAGAGAATAGAATAGAAGAATATCTCCACTATTATAAGGAACATTCAGATTTTTTTGATTTTTATCAAGAGAAATATAATGAACTTGTTCTAGAATTATATTATTATCATTGTACTTTTCCAAATAAACATTCAAAACTGATTCCCTATAAATATCGAAAACATCTATTTTCTATACCAGGAAAAAATATTACAAAAGATGATGTTTACAATTATTTAAATAGTCTTCCTGAAGCCATTATTATGCATACAATGAATTTTGATTTAAAATAATGTTTTGATATTTTCAAAGATAGATGTTGCTTCTTTTGATACTTCTACAATAAGTTCTTGGATGATTTCAATGGATACTTCCCCATGGAAGGCAAGACGAATTATACTTTCTTGAATATGCGGATGTGGTTTAGTAAATCCACAATATGATAATTTACCTTTTTCATAATAAGTATATAAAATATATTCAATTACTTTTCCAAGTGTATAATCTTCGTTTATTAATTTTATATCATAACAATTAGGAATTGTAACACTTGATTTTTCAATTATATCATTATTTTTATTTACATTTTCATTAAATGTTGCTATTTTAGAAATCATTACATCACACGCTTTAATCACTAAATGATTATTACTATATTGACCAATCGTTTCTATAGTAAAATTAAAACTGTCTTTTATAAAAAGTCGTTTGGCATCTAAAAGTTCCCAATCTTTAATTCTATAATTTCTTTCTATTTCTTCTAAATCTGCCATCGATTTTAATTGTGCTTCTTTTTCTACCTGGATTTTATCAGCATCTGGTGTAAATTCATAAAAACAAGAGGAGGAAACATTATAAGAACCATCATCTTTTGCTTTTCCAATGGAAAGTTTCGATTCAAAATGGATTTCCTCCCCAGCAAGTGTTTCACTCAGTTTTGGTCTTAATTTAACAAGATCAATATAGTCTCCTGTAATGGGATCAGGTGGAAATATTAGTTTTTTTTCATTATCAGAAATATATTCTTGAGTTTCTTTATTCATGATATTAAAGTCTTCGGTGGTTACATTTAGAATCATATCACTTTCATTTTTTTTATTTAAGACAACAACATAATTATCAAATGGGAATTCATCTAATTCACGAATATGAATAGGAATACACGCCAATCTTTGTTTAATAATTTCATTATGAAGTCTTGATGTATTTTTTTTGATAGACGTTAAATTTTCTTTATCAGGAAATGTTTTAAAGACAACACATTCAATATCGGACATAATAATGCGCCGAATTCCATTGGCTATACTTACATTCACACCGCTTAAAGTAAAATGAAGTTTATTGAAATTCTCAGACATATTCGTGATTGAAGCCATTATATATACAACAATACATAATTATTGTATCAATTATTTTTAAAATAAGTTTAAAGCATATTGTTAAAATATTAATTTATTTTAATGAGTTGTATTTTATATTATAGTAATTATTGTAAAAATTGTGGCGAACTAATTCGTGTTATTACAAAAGATTCAAAATCAAAAGAAATGCACTTTATATGTATTGACAAAAGAGAAAAACATAACGATGGTTCTACCAAAATTATATTAGAAAATGGTGAAAAAATTATGTTACCACCTACAATTAGTAGTGTGCCTTCATTATTATTATTAAATGAGGGTCATCGCGTGATAAAAGGTGACCAAATATTAGACCATTTAAATTTGTCAAATCGACAAAATGTAGTTCAATTAAAACAAGAGAATGTAAAACAAAGCGTTCCTGATCCATTTGCATTTATGAATTCAAGTGATGTTGCTTCTGATAATTTTAGTTTTCTAGATCAAGAATTATCAGCACAAGGTGAAGGTGGATTAAGACAATTACATCATTATACGGCGATACATACGAACAATACAATAGAAACGCCCGAAGAAACATATAAATCGGATACAATTGGAAATTCGGGAGTTACCATGGATAAAATTCAAAGCGATAGAAATCAAATGTTTAATAATTAATCAATATAAAAAGTTTATTTCTCATATAATAATGGAAAAAAAACTTTATTTATCATCATTTAACGACCATTTTGAGGAAATGCTTGTGGATATAAGTAGAATTTATCCAGAAGACAGCGATATAAAAAAAGTTCATACGTATTTAAGTGGAATTCGCGCTGTAAATGTTACAAAAATACATAAAATATTTCGTGAAAGCGTGATAAATAAATATAGAAAAAATATTATGAATGACGAAATCGATTTTTTTTTAGATAAAGATTATTCAGAGGACCTCAGTTCAAAATTTAAGGATAAAGTCAATGAAAAATTAGATTTTTTAAAAAACACAATCCGAAAAATGGAATTAAACGAACAACAAAAAATTATTCAATATTTAAAAAATTTAATTTCATTAAGCGATTTATACATTCAATCAAAATAATAACATTTAAAAGTAATATAAATATAATGATTATAATTATTTATGGATACTCATGATTGTGAAACCCCTATAAATAAAGAAGAAACAGATGAATTACAGAAGGTCCTTAAAGATTTTGTGAAAGATTTAAAAATTACTTTTCCTGAACTTGAAATTAATGAAGATATAAGAAATATACTTTTATATGATTCCCCAGATAGTAGATTTGTCGATTCTATGACAGTCATTAAATCATATTTAGTGAAAGTATTACCCGAAAGATTTTTTGATATTATTTATGAAAACACTGATTTATTTGAAGATAATGAAAAAAATACTTCTTTTTTACCTGATATTGAATTTAAAGAATTATGGAAAAAAAATATTACAGAAAATACAAGAAAAAGTATTTGGAAATATCTACAACTTTTATTATTTTCAGTTGTCTCCGAATTAAAAGATAAAGAGGGGTTTGGTGACACGGAAAATCTTTTTAAGGCAATTGATAGTGATGACTTTAAAACAAAAATAAAGGAGACTATGGATGGAATTCAAGATATGTTCAATTCAACAGATGATATTTCAAGTAATATGAATAGCTTTAGTGAAACAATGAAAGACGGATCTTTTAATTTGCCTGATACTGAAACATTTCATAAACATATTGAAGAAATGATGGGTGGAAAAATTGGTTTATTGGCCAAAGAAATAGCCGAAGAAACAACAAAAGAATTAGGATTATCAACCGAAGGCGATGACATGGAAAAAATGATGAAAAACCTAATGAAGGATCCTTCATCTATGATGAAACTTGTAAAAAGTGTTGGTGAAAAACTAGAAACAAAGTTATCTAAGGGAGATATTAAAGAAAGTGAACTGATATCAGAAGCTACGGATATGATGAAAAATTTAAAAAATATGCCAGGTATGGCAAATATGGAGGAAATGATGAAAAAAATGGGTCTTGATATGTCTAAACTAAATAAGGGCGCTATGCAAAGTGAAATGGCAAAAAATATGAAGAAGGCAAAACAAAAAGAAAAATTAAGAGATGAATTGAAAAGACGACAAGACGAAAAAGAAAAATTACCTAAGGAAGATTTAGAAGCATTAGAAAAAAAAGCACAAGAATCTGCAAATGAACTTATTGAAAGTGTATACAAAGTTGGAGATGGGGCAGAAAGAACAAAGAAAAATAAAACGGATAATCCAAAGAAGAAAAAAGGTAAAAAGAAAAAATAATGATATATTATAATGTCAAAAGAAACTTTTTGGTTATATAATCCAATTTTACTATTTGATAAAAATGTGTATCCTACTTATGAAATGACTTATATTGAAAAGTTAAATTCTATATGTAGACTTGTTATTTTATTAACCATTGTAGGTTATATTCTTACTGAAAGCACTAGATTTATTATTACAGGAGTTATTACATTATTTTGTATCATTATTTTATATTTTGTAAATGTGAATAAACATGAAGGATATACTGAGTTGCCCGACGAAGAATCAAAAATATATACAATGCCAACAGAAAAAAATCCATTGATGAATGTTTCGCTGTTAGATTATACAGAAAATCCTAAAAGGGAAAAAGCGGCACCTTATAACGATAATATAAATGAGGAAATATTGAAAAAAACAAAGGATTTTATAGTAAATCATACTTTTAAAAATGAAAATGTAAAGGATAAACTATTTAAAGAAATAGGTGATTCTTATAATTTTGATCAATCGATGAGAAATTGGGTTGTGAATCCGAATACAAGTATTCCCAATGACCAAACCGCGTTTTTAAAATATTGTTATGGTGATATGAAATCTTGTAAAGAAGAAGCTGCTACTTGTATCAAAGGCGCATCATATTCATCTAATAGAGATGAAGATGTATCTTTTAAAACATTAGAAGGATATAATAAAGAAGAAGAAAAACAACTCACGGAAAAACTGGATTCATTAAATGAGGAATTAAAAAATGTTAATATTTCATTAGAAAATGTAAAAAAAACAGATGAAGAGTATATTAAACTCAATAATGAAAAAACAGATTTAGAAAATAGACGAGACAATGTAAAACATGAATTATCACAATTGAATACTAGTATTCTTATAAAATGAAAAAAAATAAAAAACCAAGGAATATAAGGTTCCACCCCATATGATATCTATAATTGATAATTGAATATCCCATTTTTTAAAAATAGAGGCATTTGTCATATGATAAAAACCATATGTAGTAAAACCTAATAAAAATGCATAGATTAAAGGAGTATTATTTACAATTAAAAATAAATAAATTTGTAATGTAATAAATACATAAACTAAAAATATATACATATAATTTAATTTTACTGGTTCACCTTGTATATTCATAATTAGTTTTTTAAATGGTTTCGAAACGAATGATAAATAAAGATAATCAATCGCAATAATTAAAAAAATAGTATTATTGTATCCATAAATAATGAAGATATTATAAAAATTGAAATGAAAAATGATATCTGCCTCAACAAATTAAACCAGGTAAAAATTCAAAAACAGCAACAAGAAATAAAACCTAAAACTATAACAATGGCGTTTTTAAAACGAAAAAGTGTAGAATGCAATGGATTTGAACTTATATTCGCTATGTGTGCTTCCAATGCTTCAATTAAAACCAAACAAGATATAATGGATAGAAATTGTAATGTTTGTTCAGATTCATTGTTATTTCAATATAAGAAAGACGTTGAATGTCGTAAAGAAAAAGATGTAAAAAAATATATCGATCGTTTTCGCTCGACATTTCCATATATTATAAGAGACCCAGTCACAAAAGTATATTTAGAGGGTAAAACATTAACAACACAAAAATTAAAAGACCTGAACCGTGGAATCAATATAAAACTAGCGAAATCAGATGTATATGTAGAAACACAAACAGAGATCATAGGGTTTAGTATCAAACAAGATAAAGGATGTACAAAAACGAATTTTTCAGTAGAAAAAATGATATACGAAATCGTTCAAGATAAAAAAGTGAAAATAGATTTGTCAAATGCTCGAAAAAACGTTCTAAAAAGCGCAGGTATTGATAGCAAAAATTTAAAACAAAATCGTGATAAAGCAAACGAGTTGTTCTATGATAGTTTAGAAGGAACAAATATTTATTGGAATATGTTAAGATACCATATCAACGAAAACATAGATAAACTCAAGGAGAACATATTAAAAAATTTATATCCTTCTGCGTCATTGTCCTATAAAACATTTGAATTTGATGGATCTACCATAGAAACTATGTTTTTAGAAGAAAGCGAAACATCTTTATTTGAATGCCCAGAATTTTATTTTAACGATAAGGGTGAGAGAAGAAAAGCAGCAAAAATGTTTTATAAATTAATTGTAAATGATAAAGAATATAGAATTGAGATTAGATTTAAGGGGAATGCATGGTCAGGGTCTCCTCAGTTTCAAACGCATTATATAGAATAAATACACGATTCATCACAAAATGTACTACATCAACATTCACCGCATTACCAAATTGTTTATAAGCAATTTTATCTTTTTCATGAATCTTAAAAGAATCTGGAAATGATTGTAATCTGGCGCATTCTCTTGGTGTAATATGTCTATGTTCTTTTGCATAAATTGGCGTTTGAACAATAGCAACCAATGTAGGAAAATATTTACTTTTTTTAACACGAATACCAGATTGTCTAAATTGAATAAAATGATTGAATATAGAATCATTTTCTTTTTTTGGTCCCGCTTGCCATTCTAATTTCGCATAAATCTCTCTTTTAGATAATTTTGTTTTATTCTTTTCAAACCAAGAATCCCATTTATCTTTATATTTTTCATAAATAGGTTTGTTTTTTTGAATATAATCTTGTTTCCATTTTGGTAATTTTTCAAAATCGTCACTTGTATATGTTTTATAAAATTCATTACATAATATAGTAGGAGTTATACTTTGTTTTACATCAAAATGTTTCACCATTTCATCCCATATCAATAATATTTCTTCGTGTTCATCAGAAATTTTATATTTATTTGTTTTATCTTTATCCTTTTCGATTATTTTTTCAAAGTCGATTGGAATATTAGAGGGAGGCGTCATATCTAAAATTTTAGATTTATCATATAAATCATTTCGTATACAAACGAAAATGACACGTTCTCTTTGTTGAGGGACCCCAAGTTGATGTGGACTTAGTTCAAATGTTTCTACGTGATAATCTATATCATGAATACATTTTAAAATATGTTGAAATATAAGACCATTATCTATTTTTTTAATATGTTTTACATTCTCTAAAAACATAAAAGAAGGTTTTTTTATTTTGGCAATGGCAATAATATTTTCATAGAGTTGACCTCGTTTATCTTCAAATCCACCTTTTTTTCCAGAGTTTGAGAAACTTTGACAAGGAAATCCTCCTGTTAGAACATCAAAATCAGGTATACTGTCTGGATTCACTTTTGTAATATCACCATGTGGTTTAATTCCATAATTTTTTTCATATGTATCGCGACAATTTGCATCAATATCGCTAGCAAAAACACATTTGCCACCTAGTTTATGAAGCGCTTGATGAAACCCTCCAATTCCACAAAATAAGTCAATAAATTTGAATTTTCCATTTACAACAGGTTCATTTACCACAACAGGTTCATTTACTGGTTCATTTACCACAACAGGTTCATTTACTGGTTCATTTACCACAACAGGTTCATTTACCACAGCAGGTTCATTTACCGGTTCATTTAACATATCAATTAACTGTTGTTTTGTTTTATTTGAATATTTTTTAATATTATTCTCTTTACACATTTGAATTAAAACCTTTTTGCTGTAGTTATCCATTTAATAAATAAATTAATATATATTTATTATCAATTTTTTATTAATTTATTTTATTGGAAACACAAAAATGTTAAACCAGTAAGGAGATTCAATTTCTTTGTCAAAAGTATTATAAAGAATAATTATTGAAGTAAATAAGCAATATTCGTTTTACTATGAATTACCTCTTCTTCCTTTAATTGACAAAACCAATTATATTTTAATCGTGATAACAATTCATTTCGTGGTATATAAATTCCATATGCTTTACTATAAAATTTTATAATTCTGTACTCATTAGTTCATCTATACCGATGATTTCGCCATTTTCATCTTGAGTACCTATATACTTGGCTGGTATCATATTTGTTACATTTTTAGAAAGCCACGTTCTTTCTTCGTCTTTAAATATGCTTTCTGCCGTGTAATCATTTGATATATTTTCTTGAAACCATAAAATATATTCATTCAAAATAGTATTCCCCTTTTTGGCGCCCATAATTTTATTTGATTCTGAAAACTCCGTACGATTGTTTCTAAATATCGGCATTTCTGAAACAAAAATACCTCCATCTATATATTTTTTATACATTTCGATTAGATTTTCTTTACATATAAAATGAATAGGTAATATCATACCGCCATAATGATATAAAATTTCCATCATGCCTTTCATTCTAATTTTATCCTTGATCGGATAAGAAATTTTACCCATATCAATATTCCAATTTGGAAGTATTTCTGTAAAACTATCATCCGTAATTAAATAAATATCAAATGATGACGAACAATGATTTAATATTGTTTCTAAAGTTAAATATAAATAGGGTTGATTTAATTTTCTGGTATTTTTGGTTGAAAAACTTTCCCATTCTCTTGAATTTATTTCTCTATCAATATGAATCCAAATTTTTGGTTTGCAAGATAATATAATATCTTTTTGTTTTTTTACAGTTTCCAATAAATACTTATCTAAATATTGACGATCAATTGGTTTTGTATTATAATATTTATATATTAATACAATAATTATTATTAAAACTATAAAAAGAATGTAATGATAGTCTACAAATGTATATATATCCATTATACTATATATATACATTAATTAATGATACGTTTAAAATTAGAAATAAAATTATCATTCATTTTTTTATATGTTTCATCTTTTTTTAACAAGTCAAACACTCTTTTTGTATTTTGTTCTTCTTCTTTTCTTTCATTTTCCCTTGTAATTCTTTCTGGATTCATCATTTTAATATTTTGATTTCTTATTCGTTGGTATTCATCTAAAGAATTATAATTGTTTCTTATATCTTCTTCTGTTACGGGTATAATACTTTCTCCATGAACATTCTTGATATCATCATATTTTAAATTTCCAGTTAATTTATTTCCAAAAAAACCATTATTTGAATCAACCAATTCGTAATGTGTATTTTGTGCTGCTGCCCCAATATCTTCTTTTTTTACGATAGTCCTACTATTTCGTTTTTTTTCTTTTATAATATCATTCATTTCATCTATATTTTTTGCTTGAACTATGTTCGTTTCTTGTTTAAGCCATTCCCCATGTCCTTCATTTTCTCTTATATATGTTTTTTCAAATAATCGATTAAAATGATATGAAAATTCTTCCGTCTTTGAAAATTTTAAAATATCATTATTTGTTTCTTGTTCTTCGTGAGAATAGATGGTCTTTTTATTTTTATATAAATAAATTTGTTCCAATAATTTATAAGCCTTTGAAAAAAATATATAAATAGATGAATCTAAATTTGATTTATCCGGATGAACTTTATATACTATTTTTTTTGCCTGTTTTAAAGTATTTGTATTAATTTCTTGAATTTTAAATAATTTCATTAAATCATTTAAATTATAATGGTCTAAATTTAAATCCATTTTTATATTATAGTATTATTTATTATTATTTGTAACACATTTTTAATAAATAATCAATATCTTCTTCTTTCGTTCCTGAAATTACAACATTTGGTATATACCATTTATCCTCTTTTTTATACCATAACATTATAGTTGGTACCCCGGAAATCATTTTTAATGATTTTAGTTTAACGTAAAGTTCTAAGGATTCGTCTATATCCACTGGAATAATTTGGACGTCATCAGGTAAATCTTTTATCTTTTCATCCCAAATTTTATTTAATTTGACACACGGTTTACACCACGTTGCTGAAAATTTTAAAATTAGTTTTTTTCCATTTAATTTATTTTGATAATCTATTAAATCATCTTGGGTGAATTCATCTATATTTATTATTTCTGGCATTTATAAATATAGATTATTTTTTTTATACTTTTTTTTTTAATAGAAATCGAATATTTAATTCGAGTAAGCAAGACCACCCATACCACTCATTACACGGAGCACATTGTAGTTAGTGGCGTATACGCGTACTTTGGCAGTGTTGGTGCTTTTGACGGTTTGGTTGGAAAGTACAAGTTGGAGGGTGGCGTTATCAATTCTCGAGAAATTGCATGTGCCCGAAGGTTGGTGCTCTTCAGGGCGGAGGGCGAAAGAGTACACATTAACGCCAGAGTCAACCGAGTGAGTGTGGTGTTGGAATGGTTGTACGAGGTCGAAGTAGCTTCCTTCGCGCTCAGAGAAGCGGTCTTGGCCATTAAGCATAAGTTTGGCAGTTACAACAGGATTCTCGCCCCAGCAGTGCATGTTGAGAGCGGTCTCCGAAAGTACAAAGGATCCCGCGTCCGAAACACTTGCTTGAGCAGTGGAGTCATTGACGTCCCAGCCGGCGGCTGACAGAGCGGCCGACGCTGTAACATCACCTGCGCCGCTATCAACAAATCCACTGGTGGAAAGGTAACTGGCAGCAGAGGCACCAATAGTGGTAGGGGTAGCAAATGCGTGGAGAGCGTTAGGGAGAGCATCAAGGGTATCGGTGTAATTGAAAGGTTGGGCGCCAAGAAGATGGCAAAGCTGCTCGCCAGCAACAAGCGAGTTGCAGTAGTCAACATTGGCATCAGGTTGTACAACCCATACAAGTTCTTTGCAAGGGTGATTGAAATTGAGTTTGATTTTGTTAGAGGAGGAACCAACTGATTCCTCACCAGTGTATTGGAGCTGCTCGATGAGGTATTCGTGGGGGTTTTGGGCCATGCGGCGGCGCTCGTCGGTGTCAAGGAATACGTAGTCAATGTAAAGGGAGGCAGCGACAAGACTTTGGGTGTAAGCAGCAGATACTTTGGAACCTTGGCCATCCATCTCGGTCATAGCCCATAGGCATTCGTCAAGAGGGCGGATGTCAAGGTTAATTTTTACTTCGTGGTATTGGAGGGCGATAAGAGGAAGAGCAAGTCCAGGGTTTCTGCAGTACCAGAATTGGAGGGGTACGTAAAGAGTGGTTTCTGGGAGGGCGTTGCGAGGAGCGCACACTTGAGTAGGGGCCGAACTCTCACAAGGACCGTCTACATCAGCGAAGGTAGGGTCAGTTACATATGTGAGTGCGGTGGTGTTGCCAACCATTTTGTTGTAAGATTTGGTTTGGTTCTCGTCGAGGGTGAGTTGATTCCAGATGTGCATCCAGTCACCGTATTGACGGTCGATGCGCTGGCCACCAATTTCAACTTCTACTTGTTGTACAAGTTGCTCACCAGGGAAATCAAGCCATCTGGCATATACATTGCCACCACTAGAGTTGGCAAGTTCTTGGCCTATTTGTGGGAGAGTTACTTGGAGGTATGTGCGGTAAGCAAGATCACCATTTCTGCTTACAGTGCATGTTACACGGCGACCGAAATCAGCTTGGCCATTGAAAGTTTGTTCGATAGATTCCATCGAAAAGTTAGTGTGACGTCTGTAGGTAACTTTCCAGAAAGTAATTTGAGGATTACCAGTTAAATAAACGTCTTGTGCGCCATATGCTACTAGTTGCATTAATCCACCACCCATATATATATTCCCTAAAGAAAAAAAAAAATCATTTTAACTAAATTAACATTTTATGAATAAATATATTTAAATAATCATCATTAAAATAAAAATCTTTATCTCCGTGCTTCTTGGTAAAAATATACTTCTCATTCTTGTATTTTACCCTCCATCCATCTTTTAATGCGTTGTCAATAAATGTTAATTTTTTGTTTGTTTTTAAATCTATTTTTTCTTGTTTAGCACTAATATTCATATATAGTATTGTTTTAATTACAAATTATGAAATACGAATTAAAAAACTTATAATAATAATATTATGAATCAACATGTTACCTTAGATTCTAAACATAGAGAAGTTACAAATACAATTCAAAAAGAAAAACAGGTTGTAATCCCAAAATTATTAAGTGAAATAAAAAAATTAAAAAATGCCTATAAGTTAAAAAAAAATAAAGAAAAACCCA